GTCTTATACGAAAGATATAAAAAAGTTATGCTTTAGGGGTTGACATATACAAAAGAATACCTATGTAGTGTAGCACGGCAAGCGTCATGCTCACACCTCCCCGAATATATTTCATGAGTGAGACGCAGAGTATCTGACCTTGCCCCCTTATTTTCCCCAGAGAACCTTAAGTTCTACGAAAGAGCCCCTAAGTGTTATGACTTATCCTAAGAATCAAGTGTTGCCCTATAGTAAGCCTATTGCCAAATATGTTAGGCAAGCGGTTCAAGATGGTGTGAGCATTAAGGATATTATGGCTACTGTAGCTAGTAGGTATCAGAATGCTCCGGGATCTCATGGTACATTCTATAAGTTGTACGGTAATGACATAGCTGAAGCTAGAGCAGAGATTGTCTCTAAGGTTGGTAATGTAGTCGTACAGCAAGCTATGGAAGGACACTTTGCTTCACAAGAGTTATTCTTGCGTAGTAAGGGTGGTTGGAGCCCTCAGAGCACAGTTAATGACCCCGACGAGTACACTGACCCTGATGAAGACTCCTCAGCTATTGATGCCCTTATGACCCTCTTGGGCAAGGATACAGATGCAAACCCTGACACAACAAACGAACCGTAAGCTTACAGCAGAATCTCTAAGAGCTTTATCTGATGATAAGGTACAAGAGGCACTTAAGCAGCTAACACCTGACCAAGCACAAGAGCTACAACATGATTGGAGCTTTTGGGCTAGAACAGATCAACTAGAGCCGAGCGGTAAATGGAATACTTGGGTAGCCCTAGCAGGACGAGGTTGGGGTAAAACAAGAGCAGGAGCTGAGTGGGTAAGGCATAGAATCAAGATGGGCGATAGGATCGTTCATTGTGTTGCCCCCACTAAAGGAGACGTTCGTAGAGTTATGGTCGAGGGAGACTCAGGTCTCCTTAATGTATGCCACAAGAGCGACAAGACCTACCGTAAGGCTGACATGGGTTATCCTGTGTGGTCTCCTACTAATAACAGCATGACTTGGGCTAATGGTGCCAAGGCTGTCTTTTTCTCAGCAGAAGACCCAGAAAGACTCAGGGGTCCACAGGCTTACAGTGCATGGTGTGACGAGTTATGTGCTTGGAGAAATGCACAAGACACATGGGACATGATGCAGTTTGGGTTACGTTTAGGTAAACGACCTATAGTTTTTGTTACTACTACACCTAAGACTACTAAGTTACTAAGAAGTATCCTAGATGACGAGAAGACTCATGTCTCGACTGGATCAACTTTTGATAATAGTGCTAATCTTGCTGATACTTTTCTTACAGCAGTAAAGAAGACCTACGAGGGCACTAGACTAGGTAGACAAGAGTTATACGCAGAAATACTAGATGAAGCCTCTGGTGCCCTGTGGAATCGTAAGTTACTAGCTGAGTGTGAAGTAGACAAAGATGACGTCCCTCAACTTAACCGAATTGTTGTAGCCATAGACCCTGCTATTAGTAATAACACTGACTCTGATATGACTGGTATCATAGTAGCTGGTGTTGACGTAAACGGTACAGCTTATGTCTTAGAGGACCACACAGGACAGTACAGTCCTCAAGCTTGGGCAGCTAAGGCTGTTGAGTTATACAGAGAGCATATGGCTGATAGGATTGTTGCCGAGAAGAATCAGGGCGGCGACATGGTAAGACACACATTACACACAGAAGATGAAGCTCTACCCATACGCCTCGTTCATGCGAGTAGAGGCAAGATGGCTAGGGCTGAACCTGTATCTGCACTATACGAGCAAGGCAGAGTTAAACACGTCAGAGGGCTTAACGACTTGGAGGATCAGATGGTTCAGTGGGAACCTCTTGGGTCTTTAGGGTCGCCAGATAGATTAGATGCCTGTGTATGGGCCATCACCGACCTTAGTCTTAATGGGTACGCAAAGCCACAACTTAAACTAGCATATTCTAGTGCTAAGGGACTCCTATAATGCCCAGAAGATTGAGTAAAACTAAAGCGACCCAAACACTAGGGGTCAGTGGACAGAACGTCCGTAATGGTCAGATAAGGTCTGATGAATTTATTCCTGAGTTACGTGGCAAGGCTGCTATTCGTAAATATAGGGAAATGAGAGATAATGACAGTACTATTGGCGCAGTTATGTATGCTGCTGAACAAGTACTTAGAGACGTCAAACTCAAGGTTGAACCAGCTAATGATACTGAAGAAGCTAAGAATGAAGCTCTATTTGTGGAAAGTGTCTTTGATGACATGGAACATTCGCTTGATGACCATGTTGCGGAAGCGTTATCAAGCCTGTCGTATGGCTTTGCTTGGTTTGAGGTTGTCTATAAGCGCCGTGTTGGGCCTACTAAACAATCGTATAAGAAGTATAGTAAGTATACTGACGGGCGCATGGGTGTCCGTAAAATTGTTTGTCGTGCGCCTTGGACAGTCTCTAGGTTTGATGTAGACACCAAGACAGGCGAAGTACTGGGGCTTTATCAGGATACAGGTTATGCACTTTCTCAGCACTACATCCCGTCTAACAAAAGCCTCTATTATAGAACTACTTCTATTAACGGTGATCCCAGTGGTCGTAGTATTCTACGCAATGCTTACACATCGTACCAATATTTAAACAACCTACAATCCATAGAAGCCATAGCAGTAGAACGTGAGTTAGCAGGTATCCCTGTAGCTCGTATTCCTTCTGAGTACCTCTCTGGGGATGCTACATCTGCACAGACAGGTTTTGTTGCCAATCTTGAGCAAATCTTACGTGATGTAAAGTTCAACGAACAAGGCTACATAATCACTCCTAGTGATACCTATCCTGATAAGGATGGTAGCCCTACTAATGTACGTCTAGTAGATGTAGAGTTAATGTCCAGTTCAGGAACTCGTAACCTAGATATTGACCCTATTGTAAGACGTTACCAACATGACATTGCCCGTTCTGTACTTTCTGAGTTTCTTATGCTCGGTGGGGGTAACAATGGATCATATGCACTCTCCAAGTCTAAGACTGACCTGTTTCTACGTGCCTTAGAAAGCTACATCCAAGCTATTGTCGATGTACTTAACAAGCAGCTAGTGGAACGCCTGTGGCAGCTTAACGGACTTAACTACGACCTCATGCCCTGTATTAAGGCTGGTGATGTTGCCCCACACGATCTGCGTGAGATTGCAGCATTCCTTCGTAACCTTAACGGTGCAGACATTAACGTCAGTGATCATCCAGAGGTTATACAAGACCTTATGGATATAGCTGAACTGAACTATGACCCTGATACAGAGGTCGCAACAGAAACTGACCTACCCATTGAGGTAGAAGAAGATAACAAGGAAAATACATAATGGCTATTACAACAGCACTAAGTAATGCTTTTAAACTAGAGTTGCTTAAAGGTAATCACGACTTTGATAACGATACATTTCGTGTTGCACTAATTAAAGAAAACCCATCTGGTACTTTTGATGCTACAACAGTAGCCTACACAGACTTAGGCTCAGATCAAGCGTCAGGAACTGGTTACACCAGTACTTTTGATACCATCTCTACAGGCGCACAAGCAGCTATTGCTACGGGTTATCCTCAGATGGATGGTACAACTGCCGTTATGGACTTTGATGATGCCGTGTTCACTAACGTAACAGTTCAAGCTGATGGTTGTATTCTTTATAACCCAAATGCTGATAGTTCAGCTAATGTCATAGCAGTGTTTGACTTTGGTGGTACAGTCAGTGCTACCGCTGGTGACTTCACTATTCAGTTCCCTGCTCCGGGAGCCTCTACAAGTATCTTGCGCCTAGCCTAATCTAAGGATACCTGACAATGGTAAAATTCGTTGACAGAGTTAAGATGAACCTGACCACTACAGGTACAGGTACAGTAACATTTGGTTCTGTCGTATCTGGCTTTCAGAGCCTTTCGGATGCCTCTGTTGTCGATTCTGACGTTGTAAGATATACAATAGAAAGCGGAACTAACTATGAGTCAGGCACAGGTACTATAGGGCTAACTGGTAGTACTTATACTATGGCTAGGTCTCCTAGCTCATCTTCTGAAAGTGACAACTCAGCTATTAACTTAGGTTCTGGTGCGGTATGCTTCTTAACCATGTTAGCAGAAGATGTAGTACAAAACTTAGCTGACCTAGATAATGTATCTTCAACTGCACCTGCTGGTGGACAAAACTTATCTTGGGACGCAGGTAGTAGTTCTTGGGTTCCCTCTTCTCCCTCTGGTGGGATTACCACAGTAGGTAACTATGCAGGTCTCCCTGCGTCTCCTAGTGAGACAGACCTAGCTTGGGTATCAGACCAGAAAGCACTATACTTATACGACGGCGCAGAATGGGATCGGGTATACACTGGCAATCAAACTACACCCAGTTTTACAACTGATCCACCGGCATCACTGTTGTTAAACACTGATGGATCAAATAATGTGGTCACAGTCGCAGCTACGGACGGTGAAGGATTCCCCATTACTTACGAGTTTGATGGGTTTTCTGGGTCTAGTTCTTACACTGAGTCTTCGTTACCGCCTCAGATAAGTTCCTTGTCAAAAAACAATGGTGTCTTTACTTTTACACCAAGCACGACTTCTGGTTCATTTACCGGCAGATTTAAAGCGTCTGATGGTCTCCAAACCACGGCCAAAACTACCCTGTTTCAACTTAGCTTTGGGCTTGCAGATTGTTATGGATTTGATCTCGTGCAAACATCAAGTAGTAACGGAAATGTCATATTTTCTTTCATGTTTGTGGCGGAAGATAGCAGCAATCTGCATGACAATTCCTCATACGCAAGCGAAGTTGTGTATGGTTCAAATGTTAACCAAGGAAGTTGGCAGTTGGGCGAGGAACGTAGCACAAGTGTGCTTGACGATGACAGACAAGCATATTTTCGGACAGAGATGTCATCGGTCTTTGGAACAACTTTGCCCGCTTCTGGCTCAGGGTCACATTTCAACTATGGGCACATTTCAAATGCTAGTGGCAACACAAAAACAATTACGTGGACAACAGCTAGAACGATCAAGGCAATTTTAATTTCCGGGTCGGCTCCCACCCGTTTTTTTTCCGGCGGATATGTTCAGCCGTATATTGGAGGCAATACAAGTTCAGACCTGAGCAGTACACAATACACATTTTTACAGGCCACAACCTCTAGTACAGTGAACGACCGTTATTATGACTTTAGTGCCTAAATGCTAGGTTTTGCTCCTATAGCATCTACCACATTAGGTGGTTCTGGCACAGTCAGGGAAGTAGTACTATCTAGTGTTACGGGGGTTTCGACAACTGTAACTTTAGGCACAATATCTGTGTCTACTGACGCTAAAATATCTGACCAGCCAGTAAGAAAACCTGAGACTCAGTATTTCGATAGTTACGGATCTCTCGTTAATATAGAGGGTATTAACAGCTACACTTGGACAAACGCATTTATGTTGGGAATGCGCCCCCAAGAAACGGCTGTAAATTTAGATGGCTATACCTCAGCACCTGTTTGGGACGAGGCTATAAAAGGTGACAGGGCTTTATCCGTACAGACTAAGACTACTTCAGAATTAACTTCTGATCCTGTAGTATCTCAGTCCTCTTGGGTTCCCCTAGTTAATGGTGACTACACCTACCCAGCCACTTATGAAAGTTCACTTGGTTACGATGCTGTATCTAAACCTGTCACTGTAAACCTTAATCATCTACCCTCCGAGACTATAGTTAGTAATGCTGCAACTATTAGCACTATTGATGACCCCCTATTAGCTACCCTTACTTTTCCTGTCTCTGACCCAAACCTCTTTAATGTTGTTGTTGGTCAAGTAAGATCAATAAACACTTACGACCCAACTGATACTGACACTTACTTTGATAGTCTTATTACAGGCCAAGTTGGTGAGATACAGTGGCCTAACGAAAATAAACACTACCTACTACAGAAATACGATTCAGACAAAGGTTTCCTTGTTGGTACTGTCCAACGTAACTCTTTTGGTACTGATAAGACAACTGACGGGCGTGGGGCAGCTTGGGTTTCCTACGGGTTCCGATTGCAGCCCCAGATTACCGCTTCTAATTTCCCTGATGGCACCCCTGTTTCGCAAGAACATACGCTTTTAGTCACCTCCTCACTAGGAACAATCCAAGCTAATATAAGCAAGGAACTGTCTGGGGTTGAAGGTACCCTCAATTCTAACTTAGGCATAACTCCCTCAATAACATCTTTTGTAGATGGTTTTGATATTGGTACTGTAGGACTGCCTGACCCACAATGGTACTTGAGCACGTCTAGGGTAGAACTTGTAGCAGAACCTAATCAACCTGCTAATGATGTAATATACCCCTACGCTTCTCGTTCACCTACTGCTGGCCCTACACAGACAGACTTTGACTTTACGGTGTCGCTTGGTGCTTTAGATGCTCCTATAGCC